TTTAATTTTAAATAAAGTAAATCATTTAAAAAATTAATTACTTTTAAATTCCAAACCGATTCAATAGATATTCTTTCGAAGTCTGCGACCATCTTGGCATTGTAAAGCCATCCAAAATGTTTTGTGAAATCGTCAATACTTCCATCGCTTTCTCCTTTGCTATCCCCTTCGCTGTCATTTCGTTTATCAAATAAGGCTGGATAACTTGCATTGATACATTGAATAGAGTGTAAAAAAAAACCGCTGCATGGTAAGCAGCTTCGAAATCCATTGATTCCATTTCCTTTGATAAATCTTCATGCTCTACAGCAACCCATTTAAGCCATTTAAATCTAACTGGTGTAACTATTGAAGCCATTACCTTATGTAAGTTCTGAATAATATCAGTGCTAAAGGTTGCAACTTCAACATAGGTTGATGCCTTTGCTTTTGCTATATCGTAATTAATTTTATAAAAGCGCTTTCCTACCCTTACTATTTTCTTTGGTTTGGTTTTTAATAAATCTCTTTCAAATAATTTAAACTCATTATGTACCCTTGCACAAAGTAAATTAAAGCGAATCATTGACATCGCTTCCACTTGTTCTGGTGTTTTATTTGTTACTATCCCAACCATCTTAATCGACTTGTCTAGGTCAACATCGGTAGAAGTAGCCACATAATACAACTCCTGAAATTGCTTAATTGTCATATATCTATTATATAAGTTTTTGAAAAATGTAATTAAATGTAATGATATTGTCCGCTACCCTTGTTTTCTATTCGGCATTTATTAGCTAAAGCAAGAGCATTAACACAGTCATCATGAAATCCTGATGGTGCAGAATATCTTACCCCAGTTGATGTAAATAAGTATTCAAAAATTTCTAATTCATCTTTGATTGCACCTATCGGGAATCCTATCTCTGCTTTGTGGATTGAACTTGCAAGGCTTTCCATTAATTGCTGCTTGCTGGTTGATGTGTATTTAAATCCTGTCATATCATTGAAATACTTTTGTAAATCCTCTACTATTGCATCACCTACTCCAGTACTATCAATGAAAATATGTTTATGCTTTCGTATGTTTTTAATTGTTTCCTTTGTCTGAAGCCAATCTTTTTGAAATCTTTCATAATGGCAAACATCACCGTTAGAATCTAATCCAATAATAACAGTCCAATCGAAAGACTTTGCTAAATCTATTCCGTAATACATTGGTTCATTGTTACTTATGAACTTTACACATTTATTAATATGTTCTGAACCGAATGGATTTGCTGCGTTCTCCATTGGGTTTGCCATATACTCCTGCTCAAATACTGCATTTGGTAACTGTGCTTTTGCATCGTTAATCTCTGAAGTTAAAATATAAGGGTTATCATAAGTAGTAAATTTAAAACTATCCCAATCCTTTTGTCCTCCTTTCATGTACAAAGAATAAAAATAGTTTTTCCCCCGTGGAGTAGATAGGAATAATGCCCTACCTTGATAATCGGTTAAGGTAGGTCTAATTGAATTTAACCAGCCATCCTCAAGGTTAGGTATAAAGCTGGCTTCGTCTATTACAACTAAATGAAATTTTCTACCCCTTAGGTTATCTAGTCTTTCACCTGTAAAAAATTCAACTGTTCCCATATTGGGAAAATGAATTGTTAAATCGCTTTTATTGTTTTCAAAAGGTACGCATTGAGTAAGTTTTTCAAAGAATGTTTTTGCTAGTTTATATGTAGGGGTGATGTAAGCTACATTCATCCCCTGAATTGCATTACTTATTATTTCAACCTGACTTAATTCAGATTTACCAAACCTTCTGCCACACATCACCACCCGAAACCTTGCATTTGATTCAAGTATTTTAGTTTGATTTTTATGCGCTTCAGGTAGTTCTAAAATCATAAAATAGTTTTACCCTTAACAAATACAACTTCTATTTTAGAATCCTGTATTACTGCCGTTGTTTCTTTTGGCTTACCATATACCCTGCTCAATAAAGTATCAACTGAATAAAGCGAACCCTTCGCCATTGATTTGATTAAAGCATTTGCTAAAGTCTTTTCTAATATTGTGCTTTCTTTGTTATCCCATACAGCTTTAAGTTCATCCACAGTCATTGCCATTAATACCTGAATGCAATCCATTACTTGAGCATTCTTGTAACCGTGTGGGGCTAATTCAGTTATGTACTTTCTAGGTCTGCCATTCCTATTACCTTTCCATGCTGCGCCTTTCTCGTATCGGTTTAAAAAGCCTCCATGTGGTTGTTTCTCTAAACTCATAAATTAACTATTTTTTCTCGTTCCATTAATAAGCTGCTGCAAGTATGTCCAGGTGCTTGAACCATCCTATAATTAATACCCAACCCCATTGCTATCGTTGACAATGCAGAATATCCACCTGTAAACATCCTAGCATAATAAATCATTTCAGCAGCAGTTAAGAAATCACATTCAAAAAATTCTGCTTCATTATTATTTAATAAATCAAATTCACCTCTATAACCTAAATAAAAAACCCTATCGCTTAACGTTAGTAAGTATTTAATTTCTTTGTTCCAATCAAAGTTTGGGTCTTTATAGTTACTGCCTGTATTAATTACCGAATACGTGTAATCGATTATAGGCTTCTTATCCTCTATCCTTAGCCATCCATCCCTCCAGCTATTATCTTCTAATCCTTGTGCTTTTAAATGCGCCTCAATTAAATTTGAATCACGTCCTGCAAAAACTCTAAACTTATCTAAATCAATATCAATCGCTGGCAGGTTATCGCTTATAATAACATCCTTAATATAATCCTGTATTTTAATTAATGGTGCTATGCTTTCAGCCATTTGCAAATGATAGGGTGAAATATACAAAGTACCTCCCCCCATCTTTTTGATGGTAGGTAAACTAAATATAATATCCCCAGTTGCTCCACTATGCTTGAATGTCATACCATCGGTAAATTAAATTAAGGAAGTCAATAACACATATAGTACAATTAGTATTATAATGATAGTACGCATCCTTTACCCTTCTATACTCATTTAATAATTCTTTTTGAATATCATGATTAAAGTTTACTATCTCGCCAGTCTTATGGTAGAAATCGTAAAAGTGCCTATGCTTATCAAATATTTCATTTACTGCTTTCTCAACTAATAATGCTTTTATAGGCATCAAATCTTTGTTGATTAATTTCTTTGAAGTTGTACCTTTTGGTCGCCCACGCATATAGTTCGTTGCCTAAATTTTCCCTTAGGCTTGGGTTGTTAATAAGTAAATTAATATATTTAAACCAATCTTTTTGACTATTAACCCATAACACAGGCGCATCAGCATCCATATTATAAGGTGCAACATTTGAACAGATAACAGGCAATCTCTTTGCTGCTGCTTCTAATATCTTTAAATTGCTTTTGCATCCATGCCAATCGCTATCCTCTAAAGGTATCAAAACAATATCAGCGTAATTGTACATATCCATGTAGGCAGTTGGACTAGTTGATCGTAATTTAATTGAATCATGCTTACCTGCAAACATTGAAAACATCCTATCCCAGATTGATTTAGTCAAAGGGTCGCTATCGTTATACCCACCCATTACCATTTGAATATTGCCTGTCAATCTTTTTAAAGGTTCTCTCAATATCTTTATATCGTTCTCATGACTTACCGAACCGCACCAAAATAACCTTACTTTGTCCGATGGTTCTTTAATATCGGTAAACTGATTAATACCATAGGGCAAAGCATTGGGCATTATTACCGCCTTGTCTGTAAACTCTTTTACTTTATTCAATAATGCTTGATTAGTAACCGTAACCAAGTCTGCCTGTGATATGTTACGTTCAATCCTTTCGCCCATATCCTGATAAGATTGGTAATTAATATGATTGTAAGGTAAATCCCAATGGTCATCTATATCCATAACTACTTGACATCCAAGTAACTCCTTTGTTTTGTTCCAATTAATATCGTATTGGCATATCCTATTGTAAACTAAAATATCCCAATTGTCGGTCTTATCTTCAGTAATAAAGTTAGTTACATAACCCTTTATATCATCCATAAAAGCAAGGGGCAATATTACTCTATGATATCCGCATCCTGATTCCTTATGTGTTAATCCTATTATGTTCATGCTTTTGTATCTACTTTTGTATCTACTTTATTTTTATTGATATAAACCCTGCTGCAAATATTACCGCTATTGTTTCTACTGTATGAATAGGTAAAAATGTAAATAATAAGGCTGACCAAACCGTTAAACATTGAATACAGTCAAAAGGTCGTAATCGTTTTACTAAAGGTATTTTGAATATCCTCTTTAGTATAATATGCCCATTAAATACGTTAATGAAATAATAAGCGAACGTAAATGCTGCTATGATAATAATATACATTTTAATTCTTTTTTTACTTTGTTAGTAATATTACATACGTGGTTAACTGGAATGGCATAATATTCTGCCACCTTCCTATTGCTTCCTAATTCAACGTATTTATTAAATATTCTTACTTCGTGGTCTGTGTTAATATCTATATTGTTTTTTGTGAGCGCTTTTGTTGCTTCGGCTGCTAAACTTTCAGGGATAACCGGCAAATCTAACTGGCTATTAAAATACTCAACTGCCTTTAGTAAATCACTTTTTTTGTATTTATAGTAAAACTCACTTGTCTTAGAGGTTGCCATAAACCAGCATATCTTAATAGCATACCGTAATAAGTTATTAGAAGCGAATAGGGCTGATATCTTATCACAAGGTTGGAGTAATAAGCTGACTGCTATTTCCTGTCTTAAATCGTCTTGTATTGATTCAGGCTTTGTTTTGCTTATCGCTTTTATAAGGTCAGGATGGTTGTATATCTCTAAGACTATATCGTTACACTTATTCATTATTATTTTAATTCAAATGATACCGTTATTCTTGATTCGCTTCCATTAGATAAATTATCTACTGTTTTTAAAACTCCTTTATGTGGTATGTTTCTTCCAAAATGAGTACAACTCCAATTTAATTTATTTTTTAAACTAAATATTAAAGATGGTGCAGAAGTAACTATATTAAATCTATTTTTATTTTTTTTATATATTTTACCAATTTCTTCTAATAATTTAATTCCAATACCTAATCCTTGATAGTCAGGTAAAATAACTAATCTGTGAACTTTTTTTAAATTTTTAACTATTGGATGTGGAAAATGTAATATAGAACAAAATCCACATATTGAATCATTTATAAATAATAAAAAAACATTTGCAGCATTATTATGTGAATGACTTAAATAATGATGCTTACTAAACATTTTCCATACTGACTTATCATTTGTTTGGAATATTTCAAATTTAATCTCTGGTCTATTTTTTTTTTGCCCTTCATTGCTATGAAAGGTCATCGTATCAGTATTAAATATCCAATCAGGCAATAACCAATCTTCTATATCATAATGACAAGTTACCGCTATAAATTGTTTATTAGACTTTCTTATTGCTTTTTGCATTGCAAATGAACCTATCTGAGCCACATTTCTATCAACTACACTTGTAAATTCATCAAATACAAATAATTTATTTTCTTCTAATATTGCTCTTGCTAAATCAACTCTCATTTTTTCTCCATTAGATAAAACTGAATAAGGTTTTAACCAAGATGGTGGAGAACTAAATCCAACAGAATTAAATGCTTTTGTTATTTCTTCAACTGAACATTCTTTTGGCATATCATCCAAAATAGTTTCAGCATTATATTCAAAATTAGTTATGTATGAATCAGGAAACAATTGTTTAGAAATAGTAGTTTTACCACTACCGCTTTTACCAACTATTAATCCTATCTTCCAGTTGTCTTTAATATCAATATTACCTTCAAAATGTTCTTTAATTTGATTATTCTCTAAATCAAATTTACCCATAATAGAAGCAACTCTAAAAGTTTTTTTAGGTTGTACTTGTTTTACAATGTTAAAAGTCGGCATTCGTAATTTTCCTCAATTAATTTATTATAAGTTTTTTCTTGTTCTTCTTCGTCTTTACAAATAATTTCAATTTTAAATTCAGATTTTAATTTGTCACTTAAATCTTTTAACTCTGCTTCTTCAAGATGTTTATCAAATAAAGGTAAATCCAATCCCCAATTATCTAATTCTTCAACATCCCATTCATTAGCTACCATTTCCCATTCCCATTCTCCAAAACCAACATTATCTTTAATAATAAATTCGTTCTGCTTTTGTTCGGACCAGTCAACTACTTCAACGTTAACTTCTTTATAACCGCATTCAATCATAGCTTTATATCTCATATTGCCGCCAAGTATAATCATATCTTTATTAACTACAATAGGACGTACTGATTCCATTTCAGGAAAATCTTTAATAGACTTTACAAGTTTTTTAAATTTGTCATCCTTGATTAACCTTGGGTTTTTGGGATTGTTTTTGATAGCTGCTACTTTAACTTTTATCATAATTAATTTTTATTATTTTGCCAATTACTAAAGTTTTTATTTCCCATCTTTTTAATTAAATTAGGTATGTTGTTTCTATATAAACCTACTTTAAAGTTTACGTTTATAGCCGCTTGCTTGTCATCGTCTTTAATATCATTATACCCAGTTTCAATCATTTCATTATAATTATAGAATACGTCTGAATGCCTATCTTTATTTTTATCTATTAAATAATCTTGTTTACCACCAAATGAATAAATAACTATAAAGTTTTTAGGTATTATGGTATTTAATTTATTTTTAAACATATCTACTTCCTTAGTATAGGCATAAAATATACATTGTTGATTATCATTTGCAATATCTATCCATTGTAAAGCATATTCAATATTATAAAAATCTCCAGCATCGTGTATCCTAATATATTTATCAATGTATTTTTTTTTCTTTAATTCTTCATTCATTAAAGACTTCCATTTAATTGGTTCATTAAGTACAAGTTCTAATTTTTCAATGTGCGCTTTCCTAACATTACTGAAATTATAAGTACCGTTTTTAGCATAGCAAAAAGCAGCGCAAATCCCAGCACTTGGACAAGTATTAAATTTTTCACCATTAGTTAATGTTTGCCAATGTGCTGGTAATGTCCATCCATAAATACCACTTTTTTTTAAATCGCTATTTTGTGTTAGTAAATTCACTATTGATTAATCTTTTAATGTAAAATACTGAATCTAGTAACTCTTCGTATAAATGATTTAATAACTGTTCTTTGTTTAAATCTGCATCATCCAATTTAGTTCCGTAGGTTTTGATTCCTTTGGCTTCTCGATTATTTAAATCTGCATTAATCTGTTCTAATAATGTCATTGTGCTTATCTTTTAAAAATTGTAAATACTGTTCTTTATCCCCGAAATCAAGATGACATTGACGACAAAGTGCTTGTAAATTTTCGATAGTATCTTTTGTTTTGCTTCCACCCATTCCCCTTGCTTCTATATGGTGAATGTCTACCGCTTTATTATCGCATATTTCACAAGCAATGTAATCCTCAATGCCATACCCAAAATACTTTAAATATATTTTTGTGTGGTTTTTCATTAAAAAGGTAAATCATCATTTGAATTAATACTTACTGGCTTTGCTTTTGGTGTTTCTGCTTTTGCCTTTGGGTCGTAATCATTCAATGTAATCTTTACGTTCTTTCCGTACTGGTCAGGTTCAGCAAATATGCTGATGTTTAACTTGATGTACTTTTTGCCATTGTATTCGTATGAATGCTCTAAAGCATCTGTGATACACAGGCTTGAAGATAGGAAAGTATCGTTAATTTTTTTACCGCTTCCCAATCTGATTTGTTGTTTTTTTTCTTCGTTCATTGTTATTGGTTTAAATATTCGTTTATTAATTTAATTGTATGTCCAAATCCTTGTCCAAATTCTGCTTTATATCCCTTTCCCCTTAGCTTTAACATCATTGTTTCCTGTTCTTCGTGATGTGCGTTCTTTCGCATTGAGCCATCTTTTTTAAATACTACGTTATTAATTGTTTTTAGTTCAATAAAGAATCCTGCAAAATTCCCTTTCGGTTCTGCTATAAATAAATCAGGGTAAGCATTGGAATACTGGAGTGCTTTGTGTCGCTTAGCCATCCCTATCGACATTCTCATTCCTGAACTGAAGTCAGTTCTAAATATAACGTAAGGGTAGATTTTACGTATGTAGTCGCAAACTAACCTGTGTAAGTCTTTCTCTAACATTTCATAAAATTAAAATAAAGTTATTAACAAATAAAATAAAGTTATCAAAAGCAATTTAATTATCATCCTCTCTACTGGTTAATTTTTAAACTGCTTTTGATGTCATAGTTTCCCCCTCCTTTTTTGTTTAAGTTTATAATTTTGATAAAACACTATTTTATAATTTATGTCACAAATTTTTATAAAACCGTGACAGATTGTAACGGTTTGCGTTGAATAATAATACTATTCGACGCATATTTGCATTAATTATAATTTTTCTATTTCTTTTTCAACTTCTGCCCAATATGTAAATGTTGAATAAATATCTGTATTAAATGGATTGCTATGTGGGTTTGCTAATATTATATTATCTACGGCTATTAATGC